TAGATATCCATAACAGACATTTCATCTCTGCTCTTGCCATTACCCATTTCTATATAAGGTTCGCAGTCTTCCCAAACCTCATTAATTCTATCCGATGGTATTCCTGATATATATAAACTCATAATTTCACCCAACTCCCTGCTGCGTTTCTAAAGTAAATTCCTTCGCCACTTCCTGGATTAAAGTTTGTGCCATCTGCATATACTATATCTCCTTGCTTTATTCTGCTTGGAGCTACATTTTTAACCTCTATAAAGTTTGTAGGATTTTCTTCTAAAGCTCCTTGTATTCTTTGAAACTCTTGTAATAAATATTGGGGTAAATCTTCAGGATTATCTGGTACTGGATTAGGCGTATATTTAGGTGCTTGTGACATTTAGCGTTCTCCTATTACCTCATATTCTATATCATATCCGTTTAATTCAAAAGTTGTAGCTGTTGTGTTTTGAAACTTAATAGCTATATATTTACCTGTGGCTCTAGCATCTACCTTGTTTTGTGTATCAGGGTTTATGGTTTGCTGTGTTTTGTAAGTATATGTACCATCAGGGGTCATAGAACTTCCTACAAATACTTCAGCAGTTCCTGTGCTAGAAAACCTTGGAGTAATCTTTCTTACTTGTTTTACTGTATTAGTATTACCATCAAGGGTTAATCCTTTTCTTTCTAAAATCATAGTAAAATTATCTCCAGCAAAATCAAAACCATTATCTCCTCTATAGAGTTTAGTATCTCCTGTGCTAGACATTAAAATGCTAGTTTCTGTAGGATTATAGTTTCTTTGACCCCAGTTCTCAGTAGTGCTGTAGGATATCCAACTTTGGGATTGTCCAGACCATACAACTGCCGATGTTCCAGGATTTACTATTCCTAAAGCTATATGTAAAATATCAGGTAAATCTCTAAAACTAAAAGCGTTAAGTTGATAATTATAAATTAATGCTTTATTACAATAAGTTGAACCTACTGTTGGGTAAGATACCCATATTTCATTCTTTTGTGTATTATGAGTTACAAATATATTGGCATAATTAGTACTGTCAATTTCTTCAAATAAAGTTCTTTTAACAATTGTACTTGCAACTGACTCTTTAGATACTCCGTTATGGACAATTAAATCACCATTAGTTACAACAAAATGTTTACCATTAAATTCTGCTACACAGTTTCTTGATAAAGCTCCTGAATCATCAAATAACTTCTTAATATCAAATACTAAGTTACCACCAGTAAAAGTCATTATGTAAGTGCTGTTTTCTTTATATATTATAAAAGATTGTTTTAATGGAAATCCATCTACAATAAACTCACCTGCATCTCCTACTGTTGCTGAACCTGCATCGTTTGTACTAGATGCTGTCCAAGAACTAGGTAGTGTAAGGTTTTCTGCCGCATCTCCCCATCTAACTTTATTAGGATAGTTTGTTGAAGACTCAGTCATATTTAAAGCTATTAAGTAATTACCAAAAGGCCTTATTACTCTACAAGTTGTACTTGCTGGCCAATTAGTTAAGTCTGTAAAAGCACTAGCACCTGTTGTTGCTAAACACTGTGGATCATCTACTCCATTGTTTAAAATAGCTAATCCATTAAATATAGAACCAGTCCAGTTGCCTGAAGCTGTTAAGTTGGTAGAATAATCTCCACCTGATGCTCTTGTAAAATTAGTATGGCTAGAGCCATCGTATCTGTAGATTTTAGCTGAACCAGCATAAAACCAATAACTATTAGCTCCTGATGTCCAATTTAAGGCAAAATAAGGGGCTACAGTGGGTGTTCCAAAAACCTGGTCTTGACCTAATACTTTTTTAGCTGCATTATCTTCAAACCTAGTATTTTGTGTATGTGAAAAATACTCGTTAGGCAATGCCGTGTTATTAGTATCTTTTATCATTCCTTTTGGATTTAATATTTGAAGGGTTGGCATCAGGCAGTTCTTCTCCACATATATGCAACGATATAGGGTTGAACATTAGTATGGGCTGCACCACCACCAGTAGAACTGGTTGCGTTAGTAGCTGCATCATAATTACCTGCTGTATTTACACCTGATACACCAGTACCACCTGTTACAAAATTTGAATTATGTGTATGTGAAGGTATTTCAGAAGTGGTTAATGTATGTGTTTTTACGCCACCAGTTTCTTGCACTGTATCAAAATCACTGTCTGCTGCGTTTAATCCTACTATAACTCTACCAGCTCCAAAAGCTGTCCAAGTTCCAAATCCTAATAATGTACCAGGGTTAGTTGCAACAGCAGCATTTATATAAATACTTCCTACAGGATATACAGCTTGTAAAGTTGTTGCTGTGTTAGATCCTATAGTTAGTGTACCTGATACTGTTAAATTTCTTATTCCTGTAGAGTCTTTACTAGCATCTACTGTTACGGCTTTAGATGCTTCTGCTGTACCCAACGTAGTTACATCTACATAATTTAATTCTGCTGTATTTGCTGTAACGCCATCTAGTTTATTTAATTCTGTGTGTGTTGCCGATACTGCTCCAGTAACACTGGGAAAGGTTGCTTTGACTGTAGATTTTACCAGTCTTATATGGTCATCACCTTCATTAACTGGGTCTCCAGCTACTGGGTTTGAGCTATTTAAGTCCGATATATATGTTCCTGTTTCTAATCCCATTTGTTTCTCCTAATTATTTACTGGGTACACCATTTTTAATAGTGTTGTTATTATTCAATTAAATCCCATGTTTGATTTTCTTCATTCCAAAGATATAATTTACCATCATCAGGATAAGCAACTGGTGCTTCCCATCTACAAGTAGTTTCATTTAATGTCCAAGAAGTAAAAGGTTTAAGTGGTATGAAAGCATCTTTAGTTTGGTGATAAGTAAAACCAATACCAGCATAGTTTTTTCTAAATGGTGTACCACCTAATTTGTGAACATTTCCATAAGTATTATATGATGTTTGTTTCCAAGTTGCTGTGTCATTATAAAGATTTTGTAAAAAAGTAATTCCAGCTTGTTCATTTGTAGCAATATCATTAGATACTACTTCAACAGTTTCAACAATATTATCACTTCCTAATTTTGCAAAATGTGCCATTATGCTGTGTAGCTCCCTGATGCGTTAAAAACTAAAATTGTATCTGTTCCTGATGTTGAAACTGTTGGAGAACCAGTTGTAGTTGATGAAAAATTAGCTGTAGGTACACGAATTATTACAACACCTGAACCACCAACAGCATCACCATCTGATTGAGCACCACCACCACCAGTATTTGCTGTTCCAGAGCCTCCTGAATTACCACCACCGCCAGAACCACCAGCCGCAGGTGAAGCACCACCATCCAAAGCATAACCACCACCGCCACCACCTCTGAGTACAGATGAACCGCTTATTGTTGAGGCAACTCCATCGCCACCCTTTCCAGTACCACCAGCACCATATCCAGTAGCACCAGCTTCTCCAGCTCCACCACCACCGCCATTATTAGTTCCGCCATCATAACCTTGATTAGCTGTACCACTTCCGTTTGTAGTAAAGCTTTGTCTAGCTCCACCACCTGAACCACCATCTTTAGCTGCTGTTGAGCCGCCGCCACCGCCGCCTCCACCTATAGAGGTTATCGTTGTAATGCCTGTGCCTGAGATAAGTGAGTTAGCTCCATTAGCACTATTAGAAGCACCACCGCCACCTACTGTAACTGTATATTCTACTCCTAGAGATAATGTTAAACTTGTTTCAGAACTTCCACCGCCGCCTGAAGTTTCAGAATTAAAAGATGCTCTATATCCACCAGCACCACCACCACCTGGACCACCACCACCACCACAACCACCACCAGCTATTACTAAGAAATCTGCACTATAATCAGTACTAGAATGGAAACTACCAAATCCTAATATTCTATATCCAAACATTGTTTCTCCTACTCATCTGTTAAAGCATCTGTTGTAAAGAATAATTTAATTCCCAACAATCTTGCATCTCCTGATTGGTCATCTGCTGATACATCTCTCATAATTTGGAAAAATACCATTTCATTAACACTTGGACTTCCAGCTATAGTTACTACTCCACTTTCTGCCGATACATCTAAATCATTAGAAGTTCCACTATGAGCTTTAGCTGTTGTTACAACATTTGTTCCAAATGCCGTATTAATATCTCCACTGTCTGCAAAAGATACTGCTGACAATCCCCAAGATACTGTGCCAGTGTTTGTGCCTGTTACTGTCCAAAATGGTTGAAAAGTAATTGTTCCTTCATTCCATAATTTAGGAAAACATACTGTAAATTGTGCGTTTTCATCTGAACTTGCATCAAAATCTAAAACCTTGATTTCAGGGCCATTAGATAATTCTACTTGTGTTAGTGCTGAACAACCTGCTGTGGTATTTGGGTACATAGCTGCTGCTGGAATATATATTGTTTGTTTACCAACTACTGCTCCTGTTAATCCTGTACCACCACTACTTGTTGCAAGAGTTGCTGATAGTCCTGCTGCTGTTCCTGATGTATTTTGATTACCTGCTGTATTGACACCTGGCAGGTTTATACTTGCTGATCCGTTAAAACTAACGCCACCAATATCTCTTGCTGTGGCTAAAATTGTTGCTGTTGCTGCATTTCCTGTGGTTGAACCTGATGTGCCTGAAGTGTTACCTGTAACATTTCCTGTAATATTTCCTGCAAATCCAGTTGCAGTAAGAACTCCACTACTTGAATTAAATGCTAGATTAGAACCTGACTTAGGTCCTAAATCTCCTGTTGCTGCCGTAACAAATAAAGGAAAGCATGTGGTATCAGTGCTTTCATCGGCTACTGTAATAACTGTAGGAGTTGCTGCTGTTGCTGCTGCCCATTTTAATCCTGTTGCCTCACTGCTATCTGCTGTTAATACATGTGTGTTTGTACCGACTGAAAGTGCAGATGGGTTGCCTGAACCATCACCTGCTAATAGTTTACCTTTAGTAGACATATCGACAGATGTAACTGCTCCTGTGCCATTACCAATCAAAGCTCCGTTTGCTGTTAAGCTCGTAGCCCCAGTACCACCACTTGCTACTGCAAGGGTTGCTGATAGTCCTGATGCTGTACCACTTGCATTACCTGTTAATGCTCCTGCAAATCCAGTAGCTGTTAAAACGCCACTTGATGAATTAAAAGCTAAATTAGTTCCTGATTTAGGTGGTAAATCACCAGTAGCAGCAGTTACAAATAAAGGGAAACAAGTTGTATCTGTTGATTCATCTGCAACAGTAATTGCAGTAGGCACATAACTTGATGATGCTTTTGCATCTAATTGTGTTTGTATGTTTGATGATACATTATTTAAATATCCAAATTCTGTATTTGATATTGTGCCATCGTGTATTTTAGTGGCATCTATTGCTGCACTTGTATTGACATCAGCGTTAATAATTACACCACTTCCTATAGCTGCAACACCACCTGTTGATATTGTTAAATCACCTGATATAACTACAGGGTTAAAATTTGTTCCATCGGCTATTAAAGCTGCACCACTGGTGTTTGTACCCATAGTCAGATCATCGCCTGTTATGGTTAAATCTCCACCTATGGTTGCATTACCTGATGTTGTAAGACTTGTTGCTGTTGTAGCAGGTAAGTTAGCTGCTAAATCTGTAATAGTTAATTTAAAGTTTGAACCTGAATGTGCAATAGCAAATACAGATTCTGCATTAGGGGTTGTTGTTGCCGTTAAATCACTAAATTTTTGTGTTGCCATTTATTGTATATTCCATGTTGTAGTTGCTGTTACTGGACTTCTTGCCAATCATCAGGAGCTATTGCTACAGCTCCTTCTTGTTGTAATATCAATCCATCTTCTGTAGAAAGTAAAAAAAGATTATTTTCTGTTTCAAAATAACCTTCAGAAGTATTACTTACTACAGTCCAAGTAGTCATTAATATAATCCGTAGTCAATTCTTGTTACTGGTGCTGTGCCTGAGTGCCTATCTCTTTCGTTTGAAGTTATTATATCTTCTTTTGCTCTATCGTAAAATCCAGACCAAACTGGTATTCTTTTATCGTTTTGTAAATAAGGCTCTGCTTCAACTAATGCTCCATATAAATAAACATCTGGGTGATGGGTAAGCATATCGTTAGTTGTATTAGAATCTGATAAAGGTGTAAATGTTTTATAATAAGCTACTTCTATTTCGTAAACTCCATCAGGAATAGGTCTAAGTTGTATAGTATTGCCTTTGATTGAATAGGTTTTTGGGCAACCTACACTACTACCAGCTTGTAACCTGTCCATTATTTCAGGAGTTAAAAACTCTAAAGGTGTCTTAGGGTCTGTATTTAATTTAATATTACGCATAGCAATATAGTTATCAGGTAAAGAATAATACTCTGTACCAGCTATAGTATTAGCTGTTACTCTAGTTTCCATTCTTCTTATTTTAAAATCTCTTTTATGCCTTGTTTCAGCTAAAGCAATAAAGTCAGGGATAACATCTGTTAAATCACTTCTATCTAGCCAAGAAGCTATAGATGTTTTTAATTCTGCATATGTTGATATAGCCATTATATTACCCTAGATGTTGTTTTTAAATATCTATAGTCAGGACTATTTAATAATCTTCTGACTGCTGGTGCATGATTCTTGTCATATAAATCTACACCAAATTTGTTCTTCCATTCATAGTAAATTGTAACAGGAATCCTAGCAGATAATCGAAGTTCATCTCTTATACTGTGATCTTCCTGTTGCAATCTTTTGTTTTGGTCAAGTAACTTAGTTAAGTCTTCCGACTTATGTTGGATAGCACTTGTGCCATCGGCAGAATGAAAGTGAAATGTTTGTCCATCTCCTAACTTTCTACTCATTACTCACTAAGCTCCTCTATAAAAACATTAGCTGTTCCACTTGCAATAATAGCTGCAAGTATATCAGCATTGTCTACTTTAAAAGTTTTAGGTTCATTAGCAACCAAACGAATACCAGTAGCTACTGCTGCTGTAGGAGCTTTAGCAAACGCTATAAAAACTCCTGTAGTATCAGAAGTAACTCTTACATAGGTAATACCATCTGTAAAAGCACTTGAGTCCTGCGAACCTGTGTTAACAGTTCTTGTTTGGTTTTTTATGACTCTTTGTCCAAAGCTCCAATTACTCATTCTTATCTCCTAATTACAAATGTTACTAATAATTTAGTTGTTCCTGTAGAAGCACCATCTGTAATCATTTCGATAGTTCCATCTTCTTCAACTCTATTAGCTGCTGTTGGTTCTGCTGAATCAACATCACCTGCTGCCGAGCCTGAGTATGCAACTGTAATGCCACCACCTGTAATAGCAGTGCCACCAATTTCAAAACTAATTCCAGCATTTACTGATGTAATTGCACCTTGTAAAGCAGTAATAATTTTAATTACTCTGCCACCATCAGGTACAGCTACGAATGTGCTTGATGCAGTAGATATGTCTTCTATCTCTGCTGTTACAAAATAATCATTTAATGTTCTCATTAAATTTCTCCGTATTAATAACCCTCGTTCCGAAGCGATACGTTCTTCAAGGTCATCATTAATGTATCTAGGTGGGTGGGGAAAACATTGGAGTGTAAAACCCCACCCTTAACTAACTATGAGGAAAGTTAAATTTTATTAGCTAGTTGTGCAATCAGCAATTTTACCTGAAGCAGCTTCGTTTTTAGAAACGAGAGTATACTCAACTAATAATTGTTTGATTTCACTATCACCAGTTTTCGCTAAGTCTTGAACTGTGAAAGGTCTTAACATAGCAGTAGACCACATTTCTGTATCTATGATATGTGTAGTTCTTCCAGAACTTCTCAAGATTCTATCAGCTACTACTCTAACTTCACCGAAGTCAGAAACATAAACATCAATAGTTGCAACTAAGCTTCTATCTTCTGCCATGTCCATACGAGT